CCACAGCCACAAGCTGCATAACAGCGGCACGGAACTGGGCGTTCGTAGCAAACATTGCCGCAAACAGCCCGATCACAATACCGACAGGGCCACCCAGGGCGCGAAACACGCCGCCAAGCCCCCCAGCTGCACCCTTCAAAGCACCAAATGATGGCAGTAGATTCTTTAACGACACCGCCAACGGGGCAAACCCCGCAACAAGCTTCCCCACACCCGCGGCAACAATACCGAACACTGCGGTGCCGCCAGCAAACATGGCAGCCAAATTCACTTTAGGGACAGGCAAATGCATTCTCGCAAAAATGCCCTTCAACTGCTCAACCTTGGCGCGCATCTGTGCATTCATTCTTGTGATCATAGCCGGCATACGGTTAATCCACGCCAAAATAGACGGCATCATCCGCTGAATCCCCTGATCCACCGACGCAAACAAAGGCTTCACAGACTCCGTGATAGACTTGATAACCGGATTCAACGCAACAAAAATCTGCCGCAGGCCGTTAAGAAACGGCGCCATAGCCGTAGCACCAAGATAGCCCAGGGCGCTCTTAACATTCTTCATAGCGCCCTCAAACGTCTTACCAGACGCCTGCGCAGCACCACCCATGCCAAGCTTCATCGCAGCCGCAAACGTGTTAAAATCAATCTGCCCCTTCGACACCATCTGCGACACCTCAGCAGACGTTTTACCCGTCTGCCTGGCAAGCAAAGACAGCACAGGAACACCCGCCATCGTAAGCTGCAACATGTCATCGCCCTGCAACTTACCGCGAGCCATCACAGACGTAAAAATAGCGCCCGTATCCTGAAACGACTTACCAGAAATATAAGACACATCGGCGATAGTCTTCAACACATCCGTCATCTGCCCGCCAGACTGCACACCCGAAGCAGACAACGCCGCAGCCGTAGAAGCCGCATCACCCAACGCATACGACGTACCAGTCACAGCCTCAATAGCCGAATTCATAATCGAAGACGTATCAGACGACGTATGACCTAAACCAGTCAGTTTAGCCTGCGCCTCATCAATAGCCATAGCGCGAGCTATACCGCCACCAATCGTCACATCATAAATCGACTTGAGGCCCTTCTTAGCAACATTGATAGCGCCCACCATTGCGGCGCCACCAAGCGCCAACTTCATACCCTTAGCAAACAGACCACCCGAACGCTGACCCTCAGCAGGCATAACACCCGACAACTGTTTACCAACATCACTTTTAAGGCCAGGCATCTTCGTATACAACGACACATATGCGGAAGCAATCTCACCAGACATACACTATTCACCCCATAATATTAATCTCGCGAGACACCCCGCCACCAGCACGAACACGCGCCAAAATATCGTCCACCTGCCCAGACGTAAACCGGGCCCTACGCTCATCCGTAGGCCTCGCCACAGGCTCCGGCTGCCCCTCACTATTAGCAGACCTGTAATGATCCAGCATGTCCAGCACAGCCCACTCGCACCACTCAAACGGGCGCTGCCAACCATTCAGGTGGGCCGCCAACTGGCTAGACGTATCGGTACACAACACGCCAGCCAGCCGGACAGCCTCACCCCAACACATCTGCGGGCCACCAACACTATAAACAGAAACACCAAACTTGGTGCGGAAATCGTATTCGATGGCCCCACGATAATCATCAATCAGGCCGTGGAGCCAAACTATTCCCCCAGCGAGGCACCCTTACCTTCAGGCTTATATTCCATCCACTCACGGAAAATCTCGGCCACACGAACCATAGGAAGCCCCTCCAAGGCCTCCACAGCATCCTCTGGGGCGGCAGCCTCCAACATAGAAAACATCACCTCAACCTGGGCGAAATCCGCAGACTCCCCCGACTGGGCAATCCTGGCGGCACGGCGAAACACGCGGGCAGGAACAGCCTGCGCTGTTTCCTCCGCATCCGCCAACACCCAGCTACGGTCACCAATCTTCAACGTGTAACCTGTGTCACTCATCTATCAACAATCCCTCAAACTATGTGTATCAGTTATTAGACGGCGGATTAGGATCCGGCTCAGGCTTCGGAGAAGGAGGAACCGGGGGAGTATCAGCTTTTAAAGCCGTCATCCACCCCCGACCAGACACCGCATCACCCTTCTTATTAATCTGGGCAGGATACGCCTTCAACGTCACACCATACCCATACACCTCGCCATTCTTGCCCTTAATCTCGTCACGATCAATCAACTCAACCTCAGGGAAATAGTAGCGAATAACCTGATCGCCATCAATAATATCCATCAACAGGGCATGAACACCCGTCGTGGCACCAGGAGAAATATCGAACGAACCCGAATCGGCTCCGGCAGTAACCTTCGACTGCCAAAACAGTTCGATAACCTCCTTCTTAGACTCGATCAGCTGGAAAGAAATCTCGATAGAAGACTCCGTGGCCACAGTGCGAACAACATCCGCATTCTGCCAAGCCTTCAAATCATCCGTTTTACGCTCAGGCTTAATCTTAAACCCGTCATCCGACAGGTACCCTAAAGCGGTAAGACCGTCAGGAACCGTCTTCACACCATCAATAGTGTCACCGGCATGAGCTTTACCAATATAGACGTCACCCGTAACAGCAGAGCGAACATTAGACGCTTTACGTGTTGCAGCCATCATAACCCCCATTAAATATCAAACAATTACATTAAAACAAAAACAATAAGCTTATTCAGACTCCGCAGGCCTACATATCAGCTCAAAAAGCGAATACACATCAAAACGTGCACCATCAACCAGCAAATCAGGGCCAGTAGACCGTTTACAGTACACCACAGGGTCACCGTCCACACCATCAGCCAGCACAGCCTCAACCCGCCTGGCTAGCGACATAGCACGATCCGGTGTGTCAGAAAACACATTCACCCGCAAAAACACCTGCTCGCGCACATGCAACTGCGGGCCACCATCAAGAGCCAACCAAATAAGGTCACCCTCAAACCGGTCAGGCACCGTCCCAGTACACGGTATATCGGACAGCCATCCATCATCCTTGAGCACACGTTTAGCCCACACACGCGGATCACCGTAAACGATCACGACGCAGCCCCAATCGACCGGGCCAACGTGCCATGCTTCGCCTCAATACGCTTCCCACCCTTATAGGTGGTGCCAATCCTGGCGACAGCCTCCACACGGTGAACCTGAACCTCCGATGATAACCCTGCACGATACTGGGCCCTATCGAAAGCGTTACCGCCCACATTCGCCGAGGCCGCACGCTTGACACGCTCACCACGCTCAGCCAACATAGCCTGCACCCCAGAAGACTTCAACACTTCACGAATACCCGGCAAGTTCAGCTTCACATTCACATCCTGAGCCACAATCTATCAGCCCTTCTTACGCTTCACATTGATCTGCGTACCAGCATCCCAGCCGGACATGGGGTGATGCCACACGATAGGAGACCCGTCAGCCTCCCACACAACACCCCGGATACGCCACCGGCAACGATAACCGGCACCCACAACAGGCTGCTTGAAAAGCATCGACCAATGCTCATAGTCAGAGTCACGCCCAGCCGCCTCATCCTCCTGCGAAACGGAAGCATAGATGGCCACGTTATGGTACACAGTCTCGACAGGCTTAGACCAGTCTTCCACCTTGTCGCCAAGATCATCGACACGAACAGTCGGCTGAAGCATCACAACCGTTTCACCATAAGGAAAACTGGTCATATTATATCTCCCACAAAGGGCCAGCGTAGCCGTTAATATTCGACCCGCACGAGCAACCCTCACCCCACACCGTGGAACACACCTCAGAATGATTCACACTACTCCTCATGGTCGGTGTAATAGTGAACGCTTTACCAGCCCCACCATCACCCTCACACAACTTCTTCAACGCGGCAATCTCAGAAGGCCACAACAAATTCGTGGGAGTATTAGACCGTGTAGTCTGAGCGAAAGGACCCGCAGACTCATACTGCACCTGACCCGAAACCCCGGTATCATTCCAGCGCAGCAAAGCCCTGCGCAGAATAGCCTTAGCGGCATCCTTGTATTTGAAATCCGGTTTAGCGATACAGGGGGCGACACTGACAGCCACAGCCTCCACATCGGCGATCATCGCCTCAAGCTTCTCTCTAGGAATATCGGCGAAAGGCTCAATATCCTCAGGCTTCAAAATGATACCCATCAACACCACCCCCTGCACATAGTACACATTCGCTTATCTTGTATCAGTTACCAGCCGGAGGAGGAGTCGGTGCAGCCTTCTCCTTCACCACAGCAAACGAATCAAGCGACTCGATAGCCACATACAGCACAGCCTCGGCACGAACCATAACCTCATTATGGCCCTTCAAGTCACGGCCAGTCTGATCCGGGTCACCATACTCGATCAGCTCGATCGGGAAGTTACGCTGGAACCCCCAATGAACACGAGAGAAATCACCAACAATAGCCTTAACACCAGAGGCAGGCGACATCTCCGGGGCACCCGAAACAGTCGAAGAAGCACCAACATTCAGCCCACGCCAATTATCCAAACCAGCAAACCCGGCGGCAGGATACATCGGCTGACCGGCAAGCGGAGACCCCTTCGGATACACCTCAGTAGACAGAGCAAACGAGAACGCCGGATCCAAAGCAACACCGTTAGGAACCTGCAAACCAGCCCCAGCGATAAGGCCGACAGCCTTGACCAGATCAGCCGTAGCGGAATCGGTGGCATCAACCGTCTTCTTCGTCTTATCCAGCGACACCTTGACAGCCGCGGCAGGCTTCCCAGTGGCAGGATCAATACCGTGGAAAGCAATCAGATCCACGGCGCGACCAATCGAAGCACCCAAAGCGGGCGAAATCAGATCCTGCAAAACACCCAGACGGTAATCAGCATCAGCCCACATAAACTCGTCGCTTACGCGCTGCTGAGTCACAACCTTGATAGGCTGCGCAGTAAACGCCGAAACATCAACAGACGCGGAAGGCTTAACCTCACCCTCGCCAACAATCTTGGCGCGAGGAACACCACTAAACACGGCACCCTTAACAGGGCCGAAAATAGTCGGCTGCTCCGGCGAAAGCTTCGCCAAAACACCAGAATCGATAGCACGGTCACGAACCGCACCAATCATAGAACCAGGAAGCTCAAGCTTCCCTGCAGAAAGAAAATCGTCAGCCATCACAAATCATCTCCTAGAATTATTGACAAGAGCATCCACAAACGCGACACCCTCACGTCGTTTAACATCATCAACGGGGGCACTCCCCGCAAGACGGCGCACACCCGCGCCACCACTACTATGGTCGATCAAACCCTTCAAAGCTTTCGCAGACTCGGCAAGCGACTCCTTATCGCCACCCGACAAGAAAGCGATCGCATCACTGGACAAACCATACTCTGAAGCCACCTCGCGCTTCACACCCTCAAGAACAAACCCGTTGATCCTGTCTTCGAGTTCCTCATTCTTGCGGCGAAGCTCATCAATAGTAGATCCAGAATCGTCACTCGATGTACGAAGCTTCTCCAACTCGGCGAAATTACTTTTAGCACGAGACTCCCACTTACGGGCCTCAGCCTTCCAATCCGTGCCAGAAGAAGACTCCTCCTTCACGGAAACATCACCGGCATGATCATCGCCGGCAGCCTGCCCATCCTTCACAACATCAACAACGTCTCCACCCTTTCCGGGCTCAACAGCATCATTGTCAACATTCTGTTCTTCAACACTCTGATCGGCCATAGCCTAACCCTATACTCCTTGCGGAAAACAACACAACATTGTTGACCCCCGTGCGGGAGACAACCCTGTGCACCGATAACCGGCGGCACACAACCGGAAACCATCATCTCATGTCGCCAACAGTACGCATAGCCTTCAAAATATTGCCAGGCGACTGCTGCAACCCATGATCATCAACCCACTCACGAGCCTTCTCATACGTCCTCTGATATGCGGCATCAGCCCTATTCGGCTCCCAACGCCCAACAACCTCAACCACCGTACAACCACAATGATCATGATACTTCGAACCAAACGGACGCTTACCACCACGCTTATGACGCCGAGTATGACCCGTAGTAAGCGCCCGCTCTTTGGTCGTATAATCCGACCTCGTAGCCAACATGGCACAAAACGCGCACGGATCACCATCAGTCACCCTGCGCCACGACCTACCCTGCGCACCCGCAGACCACTCAACCGTGTCACGGCCAGCATTCATCACAGCACGATCAAAACCCGCAGCCATCGAACCAATCGTATCATTCGCCCTATCCGGGTCACTCTTAAGAATCTTCATAGTCGAAAACGACCTAGCCAACGCGGCGGCAGCATCAAACTCGTCATACACAATCAAACCCGGATCCACACCATTCAACCGGCGAAAATCCGACACAAACCTGGCAGCCAACGACGCCGAACCATCATGGCCGGCACGCTCCAACTCCACACACAAACGCACATACTGCGCATCTGTCATCTTCCCGGAATGCCACAAACGACCAAGCTCAGCATAATACCCAGCGTATTTCCCAGCAAACCTGACCGCCTCACGCTGATACTCAGTCGCCGCAATCCTCGACGCAACACCCGAAGCCATCGCCTATCAAACCTCGTTAGTTTGACGAGAAATAGCCCCAGCCAGCGCCGCCAACGGATCCGAAGACTCGGCACGATGCCGCATCACAGCCTCAACCTGCACATCATCCAAACCCAACATCTCCAACACCGTACGAGAATCAGCAGGCAAAATACCGGCACCCACAAGCTTCGTCACAGCATCAGCCGTAGCCGCCCGAGTCGGCGTCGAAGCATCACGCCAACGCAAACCAACATCACCAAAAAACGCGGCCTCATCAACACTCGCATCCAACGCCCGGGCAGCCAGGAAACCAACCGACAGCCAGCCCTGACCAAACGACGTCTGCCTGCGTTCAGCACGCTTCACAAGCCGAGACTCCTCGGCAGCCAAAGCCTCCCCACTAGGCGGGTTAGACGTGATAAACCCGAAATAGCGTTCCGGAACAGCCGCCTCACCCGCAGTCAACTGCGCCAACAGCCTCATCTGATCCGAATACGGTGTAGGCGAATTGACAGGAAACGACCCCACATTCGGGGTATCACCGTCATCATCCTTATCCACAGCCCACACAGAAGCCATCGACAGGACCCAGCCAGGCTGCGAAAACTCATCCGCGCTCACACCCGTAACCCAACGTTGAGGATACGCATAAAAATCACGATTCACAGACTGCCCCAACAGTGTGCGAACAGCCTCATCAGTGTAAGCCCTAATAGACCTCGTAATCTCCGAACGGCCATCAATCCTCGACGTACGGCGACGATTCACAACAGGCACCAACGGAACCGCCCCAAGCACATTCGGTATACGGCCCGTCTCAACCCATTCACGCGAACCCCGCCGCTCCACCTGAACAATCACATCAGGAAGCAAAAGCTCAGCCTCAACAACCTCAGGATCACACGTCTGCTGCACCACAAGACCAGCATCCAAACGAGACCCATCGGCAGAAAACTTGCCTGTGCAATTCTTGGGTGACTGCGGACGAACCAACACCGACCCATCCTCTTGGGGGATAACAGCCACAAACGACAAACCAAAAATCAGCGCATCAAGGTGAACATCACACGACGCCGTAGCAAGCCGATTCGCAGCATACACACCATCCAAGCCGTAGCCGTCACCATTAGTCCAGCCAAGCCAATCCAGACGCTCCTCCAAAGCATCCACAGCAATACCAGGCCACGACACCACCGTCTGCACACGCTGCAACTCCGGCGGAATAGCCACCCCCAAATCACGCACCCGATTAGAGCCCTCATAGTAGCCCTCAATACGACAATGCCACGAAGACAACCTTTGGATACGATCAAACATGCCCTCAATCAGAGCCAACTCATCCGAATTCATACCACAGACACCCGCTTCCTACCAGACCGTTCACGCCGCCTAGCCTTCGCCATCTTCGCACCAAGATAAGCCAAAGACACAGCCTCCAAAGGAACCTCAGAACCATCCTTAAACGAGGAACCCCAACCCCACGCAGAACCCTTCTTCTTCTGCACAGCCGACCTCACAGCAATATCCAACATGTCACGCCTCGAATCAGCCCTAGGGTGAGAAACCACACCAGACCTTACACCCTCCAGGAACGCCTGACAAGCCTCCACATACACACCAGTATCGGCCACAATCACGCCACGGCCCGGAACACCACGATCCGTCAACGCCTTCTGCAACAACACCGCACCAGACCCGGCAACCATAATCTTTTCAGTGTCACCCCAACGCAACGCCAACCAGTCAGCCAGCTGGCCCACACCATCAACAATCGTCCCCGACAGGCCATCAATCACCTCAACATGCACACCAGCATCAGTCCGGCCAGCACCCGCCAACGCGACACGATCCCCCGAGCGAGAAAACGAGACACCAAAAACCTTCCCGCCAACCAGAGCCGCCTCACCCACAGCCGACTGAACCCACTTATCCGCAGGAACCACAGACGCAGCAGACTGTCCACGATCCCACCAACCAAGCCGCTCCCGAGCAAACCCGGCCGCAGACATCGACTCATGCTCATCCGAGACTGTACCAAAATTCAGACGCCTACCCAGCGCAGGATTCGTATCCCCCGCCAACTTCCGCCACTGCCGCGACACATCATCCGGATCAGACTCGTCAGGAATCGAAAACTCCGTCCACGCAAACCTCTTACCACCCGACAAAGCCTGCCCACGCAAACGCAACACCACAGACCCGTCAGCCAACGGCCCAGGCGGCGTACCCAAAAAAATCTGCTGAGGATCACCCGAAGGAGCCGCAGACACCGTAGGAAGCAAAGCCTCCAACTGCTCATCCGACAACTCCTGAGCCTCATCACACACCAAATCATCAACCGTAAAACCGCGAGCAGAACCCCGAGAACGAGCCACAAACTCAACCGAACCCCAACCCGGACAACCACACTTCTTCTCAAACGTGGCACAATCCGGATGATGCAACACAATAGCCTCCTGGCCATTCGTCGCACGAATCGACTTCACCATACGATACAAATCAGGAAACTGCCGCTCATTCTCAAAAAACGACCTCAACCGCATAAACGCCTTACGAGCCGACTTCAACTCATGAGCCGTATGCAAAATACGGCGACCCTGAATAGTCGCCTTAAACAACTCCACAATCTCCAAAATAGCATTCTTGCCATTCTGGCGAGGCACAAACACCC